CATTGACCGGAACCAGCTTGGTGTCTTCAACCGCAAGCCATTTGTCCGCAGATTCCTTGCCAAATGTCGTAACCCGCCAATCATATTCGCGCTGCTTAGGCGTTTGCTTTTCAGCAGGATTGAAGGCTTTATAGGCGTCTGCGAACTTTTCCGTTCCCATTGCCAGCGCTACGTTCATTTCCATTAACGCCAGCGCTTCTTTTTGGGTTGCCGGGTCTTTCAGCATCGCCAGCAATTCGCGGTCGTCTTCTACGTCCAAACCGGCTCGTTCATCGGCTGCGATGCGGTCGCTTAGTTTCTTTGACGCGAGATCAATCCTACCCGCTCTGGCGAAGTTATAGGTCTCGACTGCCTGCTGCAGATCAGCGTCTTTCTGCGTTCCCTTCGTAGCGTCATAGGCTTTTTTCAGGCCTTCATGCCTATCGGGAAAGCGTGCCATCAACGAAATCAGCTTTTGCGGATCAGAGCCAGACGCCACATAGTCTTGCATTGCTGCCTGATAATTTGTCTGGTCCGCAATTTCGCGCTGCTGTTCAGCCTGCTCCATGCGCAAGGCTTGCATCTGCATTCCCTGCCGTTCGCGCGCCATCTGCATTTGCTGCTGCTGCAACAACTGTGAGGCGTAGTCTGGAACAGTCGCCATGCCAGAGTGTAGAATGCTTCCTTGGTCGATTGGCTGAACCATTAGAACAGCTTTCCAAGGATGCTGCCAGCGCCCCCACTACCGGGCATAGCGAACGAAGAAACGATGTTATCAAGGAAACTGCCAGCGTTATTCCACATTTGGCTGTTAATGCCGCCGCGCGTCAGGATGCCACCGGAATTGATCTGGCCTATATTGCTATAGCGCTGCGCTTTGTTCGCCGCCGCATTGGCACCGAATGCCGAAACGCTGTCAGTCGAACCTAACCCGATGCCCGCTGTCTGACCAAGCTGCGCTAGCTGCTGCTGCAATGCGGTGTTGAAAGCATCGGCCCTAAAGTCTGCCAAGCCCCTTTGTGTGTTGCCGCCGCGAATGCCGCCTGTTGCCGATGCATTCTGCAAAACAGCTTCTTCACCGTTCCGAATAAGCGCTTCAAGCAACGGGCTTTGCTGCACTTGGCCTAAACGAGATTGTAAAGCCTCATCGCCATTCAATCCGGCGAAGTCGCCTAGGGCAGAAACCGAAGGCGCTAGAAGGGAAAGGGCTGGTGCGTAATCAGAACGCGTCAAGTCGAACTGACGCGCGATTTCATTCATCGCCTGCGTCTCTGCGGTTACACCAGCAGCCTGTGCTTTACGGGAGGCCTTCTTACTAGAACCAGCCCCCAATAAACCACCGATGAAAGAAAAGAGTCCCATTCGCGCGCGTTCCTTTGCGCGGTTCTAGCAATGCCTATTCTATGTTTCTTGGTTGCGTCTTACGTGACGCGGACTTTTAGGGCCGAACCAGTCCTATACATTCCACCGACAGGCACACCGCCTGCTGCGGCGGCAGTATCATCGGCATAGTCCGCAATGCCGGATATTTTAGGCGCGGCAAGCGTCTTGTTCTCCAATGTCTCCGCATTCTGTCTTGTCGCCAGCGTTCCCGACAACGGCAGAAGAACAGAACTATCTCCCGAAACGGTCAAAAACACTTTGAAGCCGCCGTTTATGATCGGGATAGTATCGGAAACCCGCAACTGTAGCTTCGAGCCAGTATCGGCCCCGGTTAGCCCCTGCCCTAATTCCAAAACCCTCTCATTGGAGAATGCATCATTAGAAGACAGGACTATCACGGTCGCTTCATTAATCGCCTTTGTCTCTGACGCTGTTGTCTGAAGGCCTTCGCTGTTTGCATCTACCGCCGCTGCTTGGTCTTCGAACGCCCTCAATAGGCGGCTATTCTTGCCAAAGAACAGCTCTAAATCAGCCCGCTTGATTCTGCCCCTGATATTCATGCGAGAGGCTCAACATCGGCTTCGATCTTGGCAAAACCCGGCTGCCCATAGCCACGGAACCGAATGCCCATATAGTTACCGCACCGGATGCACGGACGCCACGCAAGACGTTTTGTCGCGTCCCCCACTTTCCCTTGAACCATGAACTCCCGGCTCCATGAGGTGCCATCGCGCGTCAGGGACAGGAAGCAAGCGTAGTCTTGCCCCCATGCTCCCCGCCCCGTCAGCGCGACCAACTCAATTCCTTTGAGGATAAACCCCCTACCCTCATTGTGCAGAAATTGAGTATCAAAACTATATTCTACCCGTTCCCCGAAATGGTCCATATTGTCGAAAACAAGCGTGCCTATTGCCGCGCTGTCAGTATCGCCGACCCACCACTTCCCGTCTTTCTCGACGGCGTGGCGAAGGCGATAGGGGCCGTTCGAAGAAGCAACGCACCACAGCTTGTCTTTTGCCCGCTGTGACGCGTCAAAAAAGAAAACCCATGTTTCATCTGGCAGATGGACAAACAACCTTTGCTCATCACCATAGGCCCTGCTTTCGCACTCTATGACGGACGGGTCAGAAACCTTGGCAAGCGCCGAATCCAGCGCCGCGTTGCTAATCTTTGAGGCCGTGCCGCTGCCAAGCATATAGACGCCTAACGCCTCATTCTTTGCAGAGCCGACAAAGGCAACCGTGCTGGAAAAATAGCACTTCGCGCTTGCCGATACACAACCATAAGGCACCACAGCACCTAGGACCGGAGCGAACGGAAAACCATTACCTCCTACATTTTGGAATGGCTGGACGGTATAGCGTCCGAAGGCGAGAACCTCCCCGCCGATTTCCATCAACCCTGTTACCATGTCCGGGTCTTCTTCAGCGGAGCCGTATTTCAAAGGCTCAATAGAGGAAGGGTCGGATAATTCGGTGACGATAATCGACGTCCCATCGGTCGTCATGTAGTAACCGTCAACCCACAGAAGGTCTCTGACAGGGCCTAAATCGGGGTCGGTGACTTGTGAAAGCCCGCTGGTGGTGACGTAGAACAGATTAGTTCCCGAACGCACTGCAACGCGGTCAAAGCCTATATCTAAAGAGACAGGACCAGAGCCACCGACATCGCCAATTTCGACAACGCCCGAAGTTGTTACTTCAACCAGTTTCGTCCCTGATACCCGATAATGACGACCGTCGCGCACGATAGCGCCACGATCAGCACCAGAGCCTGCGAAAACTTGCGTCGCCCCCGCCATGCCGCGAAACTGGCCTGCTGATATGCCGTTTGGTCTAACAATAGGTTCAAGGTTTACAGGCGGGCTTTCGATGAACTCAGCCTGTCCATTGCCAACCATGCCGCCAAGGAGGGGGACTGCTGGCATCATTCCCAACCGTAGATAGGCTGCCAGATAAAGCTGATCGTCTGCGATGCAGTAGCAGTGCCAACAATGAACTTGCCGACCAATGCGACAAACTCACCCGGATTAACGAAAACGGGTGCGTCACCAAAGTCGATTGTAACCGGTCCCGCTTGTGGTCCTTGCCCTATTGCTGCACCGATTGGCCAAGTCATATAACCAAGTGGGACGCGGCGTGGTGCTTTTGCAGTTGCAGCCTCACCCGTTGCCAGCGATACCGCAGTATGGCCAGACGCTAAGCTGAATTGAATAGTGGTTGCCGTTGTGGCGACTGCTGCGCCTGTATTTACCGCGTCGATCTTGACCCCGCGAATAACCAAGCGGCGGCCTTGCACGTTGGCTGTGCCTGCTGGGACCTGATAACTTCCCCATATACCATCTGTTGCAGCAGCAACCGCAGCAGTGACAACACCCTGTCCCCCTAGGCCAGCGGGGAGGTTCGCCGTCAGTGCCGTATTTGAAGGTGCAGCAGCGGTCGGGTTTGTTGAGTTGGGATAAGTGGCTAGACTGCCCATCGTGCCACCCGATAACCCTTGATAGGAACCGTAAACGCGCTGGCCAAGGATTGAGGCTGTTTGGGCGATATTCGGCCCACCAACGCTTACTGTGTAGTCGTTCAGGACAAACGATAATGCACTGCCAGCGGCACCGCCGACAATCGCATGACGCACCCCAAAGGGAAGCGAAGCCGACATGCACGGTTGGCCTTGGCCTACAGGTGTTTCAAGTGAAGCGTAGAGAACGCCGTCAATCCAAAATTCAACCTCGCGTTCATGCATGGCGATGATGAACTGATATTTCTGGTTGCTGGTATAACTGAAACCAAAAGCGCCTGTGTGCGTTTCTGAGCCGTTCGAGTTAATAACACCAAAAAGGCCAGCAGATGTTAAGCGGAAATACACCCCGTCAGTTGGTGCAAACGGGTTTGTGGCAGCCATCCGCTGCATACCAAAGTCAACAATGGTGTTGGTCGTGGGCTGAGTGTTAAACGAGCCTTCGATCTCGCAATAGAGGAGAGACGCGCCAAGGATCGGGAATTCCGCATAAGTTGCAAATGACGCGCCCGTAGTCGTGGTTACAATGTTTGCGCTGTTCGTGGTCAATCCCGCAGCCGTCCAGCCATTCGTCATGGTGGTGTTGCGGTAAATATGCTTGCCGGTGTTTTGTGCGGTGTAGTTGAATGTTTCGTGGTCAAAGATTGCTTCATGGGCAATGCGGAACCGGCTATCGTCATCGGTTTCGGGAAAGCCGAAATACCGTTCACCAGTTGATGCGCCGCTGTCGTTTTCTGTCGCAAGCGCAACAAGCGGGACGCTCTGCCCCTCGACTGTCGGCAGGACAACCTTTAATTCATTTGTCGCAGTCACCTCGGCTTTGTTGCCGGTGGTGCCGCCAACAATATTGCTGTCTAAAGCCATATTACCTCCTAATATCCATAGCGGACGTCGAACGTCCCTTGCATCTTGTGTTCCGAGCGGGCGTGTATGGCCCCACCAACCCCCGGCGTGGTTTGCGCCGATAGTTGAACAAGCATTGCCGCGTATTTGTGATCGTTGGCCGTGTGATCTGTTGTCGTGTCGTCACTGGCAAAGAACGGATTTACCGCAGCGCCTACGTCTGCATTCGTGAACGCAACCGAAGCCTCATTGCTTCCCGGAAACGCCCCGAAGTCGATTGTTGCCGTGCCAAAGCCGTTTTTGGTTGCGCCGGCTGCAATCTCACCTAGCTTTGTTTCTTGTGCTGTCGTGAAGCTGGCGGTGGTATTGGTTAGAACAGTTGCTAGAGGCTGATAGCTGCCCGCTGCCTGCTTTGCGTTCAGGGCCGCTTGCAAGCCGGTAACGTCCGCAATTGCGTGGCCGTGCGCGGTCGCGGCCTTGCTGTCGAGCGCGGCCTGCAAATCCGCCTGGTCTGCCAACGCGCCTGTAATACCGCCCCATGCACTAGATGAAGGCGTGGCCTCCAAAGTATCGACGCGCGTATTGAGCCGCCCTACAGCCCTAGCTAGGCCTACTAGCCTATCCGCAAGCGTTGGCTGTCGTTTGCTGGTCGGATCAACCATTAGGCACCCGTTATAGCTTCAAGGTCGCCCGGATCGCTGTCAGTCGCCAAGGCCTCTTCATCGAACGCAGATGGGAAGAACGTTCCGTAACGGTTCTTCGCACCAGCGCCGCGAACGGTCAGCGGAGCATAGTCAACCTCTGGAATGACAGCATATTTGGCGCGTAGTCTTGCAATTGCGTTGTTCGCGTCCGCATCGAATGCTAGCGTCTTGCCAATCATTCGCGCCAATCGACGCGCAAGCAACAATACAACCGGGTAAACGTCCTCTTCGGCCAAGCCTGAAGCTTCAGCCGGTGAACCGTCCTCTTCTAGCGGATGGTTATAGCCCATTGTGTTGAATGGAGGCTCAGCCATTAAGACGTTCAACCGGCGCAAAGCCTTATAGACTTCTTCAGCCGTTAGATCGAACTCGAACCCGGAAAGCGTCAGCTCCTCAAAAGCCATTTCAATAACGGCTTTCTTTGTTCGTCCACCGTAGGCGACAGGCGCTAAGGTTGTCATTGGGTTCCCTTCACCGAAGCCCTGCGGACAGGGTTTTGATGAAGGCGGGAGCCGAAGCCCCCGCCAACATCATCAAGCTTGACCAAACATCTGGCAGCCCGCCATTTCGGGGTTGAGCAATGCAGTGCCGAAGTCGATGTCCCAACGCGCTTTGACGCTAAGATCATTGATTGCACCCTGACGGGTGTAGGTGATCCCGATACCCAAGTCAGTCGTCGCGCGCATAACGTCCCAGCCATCATCGGGCGAAACCGTGTAGCTGCCCGGAATGAGGATGAGCGATTCCTTGCGGAAGAACGGGTTCATCGGAGCCGCCGTGGTGTTCAACCAAGTCAGAGCCGCATTGTCAGCAGGAGTTGCCGATACGTTGGCGTATTCCTTGCTACCAATCGAACCTTCAGCCGCGTCAATGATCGCGGGATAAGCGCGAATTGTGTTGGCCGCTGGCTTGTCGATCACGCGGAACGATTTCAGAACGCCAGTTGATTGCTTGGTGATGAGGTGGATTTCATACACACCCGCAATCGTGAACGCATCACCAACCTTGACGTTGGCATAGGTGCCGCCGTCAACAACCAAGTCGGTGTAGCGGTTGTCCTTGTTTTCCGTCAGGCCCGCCGATGTGCTGGTAGCAGCCGGGACAGTGCGCTGGTTTGCACCGTTGATAAGGATCGCGCCACCAGTTGCAGCAGCCAAGGACAATTCCTGATCGTTCTTGAATACTTCGAAGCCAGCCACATCATGGCGAATCAACGCATTTTCGTACGCATCCTTTGAACGCTTGCTGTCTTCAGAACGGCTAGCAAGATTGCCCGCCATCGCATTCATGACCGAAGGGCTATAGAACGCCTTGCGACCATCCTGCGGAACGCCAATACGGGTGAAGCGAACATCAAGGTCTGCAACATCGTCATAGCCGGTTGCAGCAGCAGTGCGCTTTGAGAAAACCGAACCATAAAGCGCAGCCGTGTTAAAGCAGGCCATATTAACATCGCTTGCCAGCTTTTGCTTGGCGGCTTTACCCATCTGATCCATCGCATAGGTGTTGCGAAGGTTCTTTGCGGAAAGCGTCTTTGGGATAGCCTTGTGGTAGCCAACCGATGCAGGGACATTCAACTGCGTCAGGCCGTCGAAGTTTGCCGACTGGTCAAAGCCATCGTAGCTAAAACCAATCATCGGGGCGGGAACCCAAAATTTGTCGCCCGCGTTTACAGCTTCCTGTGAAGACAGCGGGTCGTAAAGTTCGAAGCCCTTGGAAATGACAAGCAGATCATCGAAACCCTCGATGACCTTATCAAACATCACCTGCTCTTCTTTTGTGAATGAAGTAGCCATGAAAAATCTCCGTTAAAACGAATTGAGCCAATCTCGCCTTGGCTCTCCCGTTTCAGCCGGAGGTCGCTGGAATGCGGCGAGTGTCGCACTTATGGAATGCAACACCCGCCTTGTCTTGGTTGCGTCTTACGCGGCTTGGCGCTGCTCCTTGCGCCAGCGGATTAACTTTGTCCGGTCACCCGTCCTTTCCGCTTCTGCAATGAGTTTCTCTTCAACCTTGTTGGTTGATTTCACCGCAGCCGGAGCGTTGCCCGAAACCGGCGTATCCGCAGCAGGGCGTTTGCGTGTCGTCATGTTCATTTCCAATCTTACAACTTCAGCGATAAATTCAGCCAAGTCGTTTTGCTCGGCAAGGGCTGCCAGTTTTTCGGGATTGCGGCCCAATGCATAAACGAAATACGATGGGTCTTTCGCCGCCTTCACGATTGCCGACTGTTGCGCGACATTCAGAACAGCAAGAGCGCCATCGACCTTGTCTTGCGCGTCGGCAAAACCAAGCGTTGCAACCCCGCTCTTGAAAGCCTCAACCTTCTGCTGAAAGCGTTGCTGCAATTCTTCATCGGGCTTTGCGATTTCGGCTTGCTGCTGTTGTGCTGCAACCCTGTCTTCATGCCATTTGTCCACCGCCTCGTCATAGGCGTCGTCGTCATAGTCGAACTGTTCGCGTGTCGGCTTAGGACCAACCTCAATAGGATTGGGCCGCACCTTCTCTTCCAACTCGGCAACGCGCCGCTTCAATTCAGCAGCTTCCCGCGCCTTGTCCTTATAGGCGTTGCGGATTTCAGCTATCGGCTTGGTTTCAGGCTCATCGCCAAAGGTGATTTCTTCCTCTTCAGCGTCAAGATCGTCGGTATCAATGTCGTCGAGAACAAGATCGTCGGTTACGTCTTCGTCTTCCATATTTACTCCTCTCTGACATAGGCTGTCAGGGGGCCTATCAGCGGGCTTGATTGCCCATCCGAATTACTTTTGGAGTGGACAGTTCGTCCATGATCTGAAGCGTTTGGGCTTCAGCCTTTGCCGTCTCTGCGGTCTTTTTCTCTGCCGATGCATTGAGATCGGCGGCCTGTGCCTGAACAAGGATGGTGGTCGGGTCTGGCTCTGCGGATTGTTCAGCCATCGCTGCTTGTTCTTCTTCATTCGGCTCAAACAACCCGATTTGCAGCCCACGCTTGCGGGC